GTCGTTAGATGCCGCCGCAGAGAAGCATAATCGCGCAGATTACACCGCTTTGACCACTTGGGGCGTGTTTTTTAACGAAGAAGAGGGCGCACACCACCTAATTTTGCTTGATTCTATCAAAGAACGGCTAGAATTTCCTGAATTAAAGAAATTATCGATGGATGAGTACCATAAATGGGAGCCAGACGCGTTTATCGTGGAGAAAAAGTCTTCTGGAGTGGCGATTTACCAAGAAATGAGGCGTATGGGCATACCTGTACAGGAGTATACACCCCACAGAGGTACTGGAGACAAGATGGCAAGGCTTAATTCTGTGGCTGATATCATCGCATCGGGTATGGCATGGGTTCCCTCCACCCGTTGGGCAGAAGAATTAGTGGAAGAAATCGCAGGATTTCCGTTTATGTCGAATGATGACCTTGTGGATAGCACCGTTATGGCGTTATTAAGGTTTCGTCAGGGTGGATTTATACGCCTACCAACGGATGAATGGGATGATGAACCGCAATATCATTATAGACGTGAGTATTATTAGTAGTATATTACGCGTATGGGGTACTTTCCCAACCCCTACGTGGACGCTGTCCCTCCCACCCACTGGGTGGCGTCCACACTTTACTGGACGAGTAGCAGTATGATCTGCTATAGTTTGTATAACTTTGCATTGTGAGGACATAAAATGGCAGTCGAAAAACAGATGACTCCCTTCGAAATAGAAGGCCAAGAAGACTCTGAAGCGCTTGAGATTGAGGTTGTTAATCCAGAAGCTGTTTCCATAGAGACAGAAGATGGTGGGATGATTATAGACTTTGAAGGGAACGTAACCGAGAGCCTAGTAGGACCGGGGCATGATGCTAACCTAGCAGAGTTTATAGATGACGATGAGTTAAAAATTATGGCTACCGATATGATAACGGACTTTCAGGCAGACCGTGAGTCTCGTTCTGATTGGGCTAGAGCATACGTCAAGGGTCTTGACCTATTAGGGATGAAGGTAGAAGACCGTCAGCAGCCTTGGTCAGGTGCGTCAGGAGTGTTCCATCCGTTACTCACAGAGGCTGTAGTGAGGTTTCAGGCACAGGCTATGGGTGAGATATTCCCCGCTTCTGGTCCTGTACGTACGAAGATTGTAGGGAAACAAGACCCTAACAAGACAGCGCAAGCAGAGCGCGTACAAAATGAGATGAATTACCTGTTAACTGAGGAGATGTCTGAGTACAGGGATGAAATGGAGCAAATGCTCTTTAAACTTCCAATCGCAGGTTCTGCGTTCAAAAAAGTGTATTATGACCCCCTAATGGAGCGCCCATGCGCTATGTTTGTACCCTCAGAGGACTTTGTGGCGTCTTACGGGGCATCAGACCTTAAAACATGCCCAAGATATACGCACGTGATGAAAAAGACAGCAAATGAGGTTTTGCAACTACAAGTAAACGGGTTCTACAAAGAGGGTGAGCTACCAGAACCCACTCCAGACTACTCTGACATACAAGAGAAGTATGATGAGTTAGACGGTGAAGAGGCTGTTATAGAAGATGATGATCGCCATACGATTCTAGAAATGCACGTTGATCTAAACCTATCGGGAGAGTTTGAAGACCCTGACGGGATTGCACGTCCTTACGTAGTCACTGTAGACAAGTCCTCATCCACAATACTAGCAATAAGAAGGAATTGGTACGAAGACGATGAGAAGAAAAGAAAACGTATGCATTTCGTACATTATAGATACTTACCGGGGCTTGGTTTCTACGGTACGGGGCTTATCCACCTCATGGGTGGACTGGCTAAGTCAGCGACCTCGATACTTCGTCAGCTTATTGATGCGGGTACGCTATCTAATCTACCTGCGGGTCTTAAAGCTCGCGGCTTACGTATTAAGGGTGATGATACACCGCTTATGCCGGGCGAATTTAGGGACGTGGACGTACCGGGTGGCGCTATACGCGATTCAATTACGTTTATCCCTTATAAAGAGCCATCGAGCGTACTCTACTCTCTACTCGGAAATATTGTAGAAGAAGGACGTAGGATAGGTTCTGTAGCCGACATGCAGGTCGGAGACATGAATCCTAACGCTCCTGTAGGCACAACACTCGCTTTGATGGAAAGATCCATGAAAGTGCTTTCTGGTGTGCAGTCGAGGCTCCACGCGTCTCTCAAGCACGAACTACGCATACTGGCTAAGATTATACATGACTTTATGCCACCAGAATACTCTTACGAGATAGAGGGAGATTTCAGTAGAACACAGGATTTTGATAACCGTATAGATGTCATACCTGTGAGTGACCCCAACGCTGCAACCATGTCCCAACGTGTGATGCAGTATCAGGCGGCGGTTCAGCTTGCCCAACAATCCCCCCAGATTTACGATTTGGGCAAGCTGCACCGTCAAATGTTAGAAGTCTTAGGTGTGCAGAATGCAGATGAGATTGTTAAACTACCTGAAGATGTGAACCCTGCAGACCCTGTTACAGAGAACATGGCGATACTGAAACAAGAGCCAGTCAAGGCGTTTAAGTATCAGGATCACGAAGCACACATCGCTGTACACATGGCAGCGGCTCAAGACCCAAAGATCATGCAGATTATAGGTCAGTCTCCGTTTGCGTCAGCTATACAGCAAGCTATGGCTGCACACGTAACAGAACACGTAGCTTTCCAATACAGACGTGAGATAGAGAAGAAGCTCGGTGTGGAAATGCCAGATGAAGATCAGCCACTACCAGAAGACGTAGAGGTAGAACTCTCTCGCCTAGCTAAAGACGCTGCTGAGAAGGTATTACAGAAAGACAAGGCTGAAGCACAGCAGGAGAAGTTGATGCAACAGCAGCAAGATCCAGTAGTGCAGATGCAAGAACGTGAGTTGGCTATAAAAGAGCAAGAGTCTCAGCACAACAGACAGATGGATCTAGCCAAGCTAGAACTAGAAGCAGCCAAACTACAAACTTCACAGAAAGTAGAAGGCGCTAAGATTGGAGCTAAGATAGCTACAGAGCTAGATAAAGAGCAGCGTAAAGATAAACGCGAGGGAACAAAAATTGGATTAGACATAGCGAAGGAGCTAGATAAGGGTGGAAGTTAGTGTATTTGACGCTTTAGAACGCCGTCTAAATGAATATAGGGATGAGGTATCAGAGTACATATCTGGTGGCGGTGTAAAGAGTATGGAAGATTATAATAGACTTATAGGAAAACTTGAAGGTATAGATATCGCATTAAATAATGTAAAAGAGCTTGAGAAAAGATTTATTGAAGCATAAAGTGCTTCGTAATATTCGCGGATAGGCCGCGCAAGGTAACGGTGAACCTTTAAATCACTGCGAACGGGTGCAAAATGGTTGCGACAGTAAAAGTCGATAACACGAAGGTAAAAGAAGACCTTCACGCAAAGCTACCAGAACCTACGGGATATAGGTTACTGATAGCACTTCCAGAGATCGATGAGAAGACAGAGGGTGGAGTATTCATGCCTGACGGTCTTCGTAAGGACGAGTCTACTGCGTCTATTATTGGTTTTGTTATAAAAGCAGGATCAGACGCGTATTCTGACAAAGAACGTTTTCCTAACGGACCTTGGTGCAAAGAGGGAGATTTTGTAATCTTTCGCTCTTATTCAGGCACTAGATTTAAGGTTCAAGGCAAAGAGTTCCGTCTTATAAATGATGACACTGTAGAAGGTGTTGTCGATGATCCAAGGGGGTATACAAGAGCATGAGTACGAATACCGCAGAAAACCTAGAGAACGAAGTAGAAGAGACTACTGCGATTGAGGTTGAGATTGAAGAAACTCCTGTAGAAGAAAAACAGGAGGTTGAAACGAAGGTTGCGGAGAAGGTAGAAGAACCTGAACCTGAACCCGAACCAGAAGCGAAGACAGAGAACTCTGACGCTGAGATAGACAAATACAGCGCAGGTGTTCAGAAGCGTATTGATCAGCTAACAAAACAGTATCGTGACGAAGAACGTGCTAGACAAGATGCACAGGGTCTTCAGGAAGAAGCTGTTAAGTACGCTGAGAAGATCAAAGAAGAGAACGAAAAACTTCGTAAATCTTTAGAAGACAACGAAGATGTGCTTATAAACCAAGCTAAGTCTCGCGTCGAGGCACAGCTTGCACAAGCCAACGCTAACTATAAAGTAGCGTATGAAGCGGGTGACTCTGACAAGTTGTTAGAAGCACAGTCAGAGCTTACAAGGTTACAAAACGAACAATACCGTATAAGTAACTACGTACCTCCGAAACGAAATGAGCCTGAACCTGTTCCAACAGAAGCACCAAAACCAGAGGGACAGCCCGATATCGCGAAGCCACCACAACGTGCTTTGGATTGGGCAGATAAGAACACTTGGTTCATGCAAGATAAGCGAATGACAGGCTTTGCGTACGGTGTACATGAAGAACTTGTTGCAAAAGGTGTTGAACCAAACAGCGAACAGTACTATAGTGAGATAGACGCTGCTATGAAGGAAGCGTTTCCGACTAAGTTTGAGGTTGATGCAGAGGAGTCTGCGCCACCCCAGCCTCAAGCGGGTAACGTGGTTGCCCCGCCGTCTCGTACGTCAAAGAAACCACGCAAGGTGAAGTTAACTCCATCCGCAGCCGC